GAATGGGTACCTGTAAAGATGCCAACTGTAAAGCACAGCAATAGAGTGTTTTATTAAATGCAGAAAAAACACAAAAACTATTTTGGTTAAAAATTCTCTCTAATCGCTTATGTGGTAAGGGATTAGAGAGAAAATATAAATGCAATATAATATATAGGTTATATTGCACCAAAGGGGTGATAAATTGGCAAGACGAATAAAGCATTTTGGCGGTCAGCATGAAACCTTACCAATAAAAGACAAAAAGCAGCTTGATGAATTTATGTTCAATCTTTTAAGAAAAAGAGATAAGGCCAGAACACCTGTAAAAAAATATCAAGCTGATCGCAACTGGATGATGTGTATGTTAGGTTTTAATACAGCTTTCAGAGCCGAGGATTTACTTCAACTAAGGGTAATAGACGTAAAAAAAGGATACGTGCATATAAAGGAAAATAAGACCGCTAAGATGCAAAATTTTAAGATGAATAAGAAACTGCATAATGATGTTTTGGATTACATAAATAGAAACAATCTAACAGACTATGATTATTTGTTTCTTGGACAAAAGAAGGTTCAGAATGGTAAGAAATACGTTTATCCTATAACGCGACAGCGTGCACATAAAATTGTATCTAGAAATGCGAAGGAAGTGGGCATCGATTTTACTTTTGGTATGCACAGTTTAAGAAAAACATTCGGATATCAGTACTATGCCAATGGTGGTAATCTTCTAACACTTATGAAGATGTATAACCACGATGAACCCAATGTGACACTCCTGTATATTTGTTGGGGTAAAGAAGATGCGGAAAATGATAGAGAAGCAGTTTACTTAGGAGGCGTACATAAATGATAAGTGATTTTTGGTTAGGTGTGATCCTAACCATTGCAGCAGAAGCAATAATAACAATCTTAGTTGTTGATTATTTAGGACAAAAAGAAAAGGATGATGAAAATGAATGATTACTTAAAATATCTTCAAGAAAAACGTATCGAGGTGCTAAAAGAAATTAAACCGATATGTTCGGCATTTGGAATAGAAGACTATGATTATATTGTTAGCGATAAAGGACAAACAGAAACGTTAAGAATTGGAACTACAAAAATAGGATGTTCCTGTAATTCTATTTTTGCTGTTAAGCAGGAATTAGTAGGTTACTTGTTCATTTGTTATTTTAGAGAAAGACCATTAGGACACTTCAAAACACACGTCTTTAATGAAATTAAGTGTTATTGGATAGGGGATAAAAATGGAAAATAAAGAAATAACATTAGAACAAGCAATAGTTTTTTTAGAAATGAATGCATATGAGGGAAGCAATGCAAAAGCTGTTTTACGTATGGGTGATGTACATGAGGTATTAAAACCTATAAAGGGATTAATCGATAAATCGGCCAAAATGGAAAGACATATCGAACGGTTGGAGCGACAAAATAAAAGACTGTTAAAAAGAGAAGAACCTCAAGAGCCATGCATAATTGAGGGAAAAAAGTTTTGTCCTGCATGTGGTGATGAATTGACCGACGTTGATCCAGGCTTGTTTGAATACTGTTTTTATTGTGGAACGAAATTATATTAGATTGGAGTGATAAAGATGAGTAAATTAACAAAAGAAGAGCGTTTGTTACATGCTTTAAATGGCATAAAACAAGTATTGGATAATTTAGGTGTTGAGGATATAAAAAATGAAATAGTGCTAAAAGATGGTACAACAGAAACAATAGATTGCTATAAAGAAATCGAGACATTTGTTGTTGATTTTATTAATAATGAAGTTGATAAAGCAACGCCTAAAAAAATCAGGTATGAAAATGCACCAAAGCCTAGTATGGCATACATGTACTCCTGCCCTAATTGTGGAAGAATGCTAGGCGTTAATTGTAAGCCTACTTATATTAATTACTGTGACGAGTGCGGTATAAAGTTAGATTGGAGTGATAAAGATGAAAAAGATAATAGGTAATTTGCTGTATGATACTGAAAAAGCTGAAAAAATATACAGTTTCATGCAAAAAAGAAAAATATCAAGTTTTGGTGGAATGAATTTTTATGAATGGTATGACATAGATGTATACAAAACAAATAAAGATAATTATTTCATTCACGGTTATGTAAAAGAGAAGCCATCTTATAAACCTTTTATTGAGGAATACAGTGAGCCGGAATTTGAAAAACTGCTTAAAAAAATAGACCCTGATAAGTATATAGAATTAGGATTTAATGATTTTGAAGAGGCTTAAAAAAGTACCTTGAAAGTGTGATTTTACGTAAATCAGGGGTACGGTAACTTTTTTTAAAAAAATAATAATGAAAAATCCGCTAAAAGTGTTGATGGCTATAGAGTTTAAACGATTTATGTATGCTCACAAAAAAATTGACACTCTTAGGGATTATGTAACTTTTTTATAAGAGATTGGAGGAGTGTATTGGTGAAAATTTTAGATGCATGTTGTGGCTCAAAAATGTTTTGGTTTGATAAAGAAAATCCAAATGTTACATATGTGCAAACGAGCAACAAAGAACAATGTAAAGAACTGAGGTGGATTTGATTCCTATGAATGAAATTGAATTCTATTTAAAGGATTTAGAAAGTCGTTTTAAATATTTGAATAGAAAAAAATATTATTTATCTTATAGCGGTGGTAAAGACAGTCATTTTCTTTACTGGTTTATTAAGGAATATTTACACGATACGGAAATTGAAATTGTCGGCGTTAATACTCGGATGGAACACCCTGAAATCTTGAAACGCATACAACAAAATTGCGATGTTGTATTATTACCAAAAATGAAACCTTTTGAAATAAAAGAAAAGTATGGTTCACCTTGCTTTAGTAAATGGCAGGACGAAATGATCGAACGCTATCAAAAAGGCATCAGAACACCTAATACGGTAGAAGCCATAACCGGTAGAAATAGAACTATGTACAAGATAAGTAAAAAAGCTAAAGAATATGTGCTTGGTGGTTGCGCACATAAGATTAGTAATAAGTGTTGTAAAGTCATTAAGAAGGATACTTTAAAAGCTTACGAAAAGATTTCTAAAAAGAAAGCTATATTAGGTGTAAGAGGTAGTGAAAGTACGATTAGAAAGCAACAATATAAAAGTTGTTTTACTAAAGATAAGAAATTTACACCCCTTCATGATTTAACTGATGAAATGCTAGAAACTATAATTGAGCGATATAACATTGAGGTGCCAAGCGTTTATAGGTTTATTAAAAGAACGGGGTGTATGGGTTGCCCTTATGGATCATTTAGCAGAAATACTGAAAAAGAATTATCTTTATTAAATGACAATCAAAGAAAGTTTGTTATTAATTTATTTAAAGAAAGCTATGACGTATTAGGAATTGATTATAAAAATAAACAGTTAAAATTAGATTTTAATGAGGTAAAAGAAAATGACATCTAAACAAATAGCATTCGTATTTTTTCTAATAATGCTCATTGCGTTTATTTTATCTCTTGTTTTGGGAATTAGATATTTAATTAAAATTTGGA